AAAACCGGCTATAATTTGACCGAACGCCGCAAACGCAACAACCAATACTACCTCGGACGCCAAATTGACAAATCAAAATTGTATAATTTCCAAGTTCCATTTATTGACAACGAGTTGTTCGTCGCAACCGAAACCATTACCGCATACACCACGTCGCAAGACCCGTCTGCCGAGGTATTACCGGCAAATGATACGACGGAATCAAAGACAATGGCGGAAGAATTGGAGTGGGCATTGAACGTCCACAGCCAAAAACACGAATTGGCAACAAAAATTGAACACGTTGAACGCGCCATGTTCATGAAATACGTTGGCGTGTTGAAATTGTATTGGGACGAAGAAATGCAGGACGTCGTGCCACGTGCCATTGACCCGGAAAAGATTGTATTTGACAAATCATGTAAACAAGGCGACAACCCATTGTTTATTTGCGAATTATGTTCAGCGACATTACAACAAATCATAAACATGTTCCCGGAAAAAGAAAACGAAATCATGGAAAAGGTTGACCGCGTCCGCAAAACGCCGAAACTCATGAATAGTATTTATGCGTATAAAGAGGTTTGGTTCACCCAAATTGACGACGACGGCGAAACCGAGTGCGTCGCATGGTATATGGACGAACTTATGTTGGGCAAATCCAAAAACCCGAATTATTTGTATGACGAAGACGGCGTCCAAGTGACGAATTATTTGCCACGTGCGCAAAAACCATACGTTTTGTTCAATTATATGAACGACGGCTCGCACGTGATTGACCAAACGTCGCCATTTGAACAAGCCATACCATTACAAGATATTTTGAACAAACGCGGTCGCCAAATCGTTGAAAATGCCGACACCGCAAACGCAATTTTGGTGTTGAAATCCAATGCGATTACGTCGGACGAAGCGGAAAACATTACGCGCGACCCGAACCAAGTTCTGTTATTACAAACCGAAGAAGGACAGCCAATCACAAGTTCGTTTGGTAGTATTGAACCACATTTATTGCCGAATTATGTATTGAACGACAAACAAGACGTCAAAAACGCAATCCACGAAATCATGGGAACACCGGCACAATTCCGTGGGTCAACCGATTCCACGCAATCCACATTGGGTGAAACGCAAATAGTGACGTCGCAAGCGTCCGGTCGCCAAGACGCAATTATTCGCGCATTGGAACGTGGGCTTGACCGTTATTACAAATTACTTGTCCAAATGTTCAAAGTTTGGTATAACGAACCGCACAATTTCGCATGTCGCGATAATGACGGCAAGTTCATTTCCGTTGAATTGTCCCGCGAACGAATCCCGGACGTGGCATACGTTTCCGTTGAACATGGCACGACCATGAAACAAGACAAATACCGTCAAGAAAATATCGCAATGATGTTGGCACGTCTTGGTTTGATTGACCCATACAACCTATTCAAAGACCTCGGCATGAAGAACGCCGACCAACGATATGAAACATTGGTCAAATTCAAAATGTCGCCGGAATCATTATCGGAAGACGTCAAACAAGAAAACCAAAACCGCATGGCATATATTGACTTTGCTTGTATTATGAACGGCGAGGACGTAAAAGGTCATGACGACGTGGACGCCGAACATATATTGGCACACCGCGCGCAAATCACGACCGACAAATTCCTATACGCACCACGCCAACGCCAAGAAAAAATGTTGGCACATATTCAAGAGGAAGTCCAATTATTGTCCACACGTGTCAAATTACAAGAAGCGTCAATGGCGGGATTATTGGTTGACCCGAATATGCCAGTTACGCCAGACGTTCCAGAGGTTCCGCAACAACCACAAATGCCGGTCGGTATGCCGCCAATGGGCGGACAACCACCAATGCCAACGGGTGAACAACTCATGGCGCAAGGCGGTATGCCAGCACCTCAACAAATGGGTGGCGATATGGCAATGGGTATTCAAAATGCCGTTCCACCGGTTGAACAAATGGCGCAACCGGGCGGCGAATTGGGCTCATTATTAAGCGCGCAATAGACATTTCGCTAATGGTCTGATATAATTAAACCATTAACAACTTAAAGGAAAGGCAATCAGCCATGAACGACTTGACAGAAATTGCGTTGAACGCGTTGGAACGTGAAGAAGCCAAAGACGCGAACAACGAAAATGACACCACCAATGACGGCGCGGACGAAAAAGATACGTCCAACAATGCCGACGGTGGCGACAATGACGCCGACGACGAGGGCGACACCGAATCCGAACAAAACACCGACGACAACGACGGTGGCGATTCGGACGACGAAAAAACCGACGACGCCGACGAAAAGTCTGACGACGACGATTCCGAAGACAATGACGAATCCGAATCGGACGACAAAAAAGAAACCAAGAAAAACCCCGACGAAATGACAGACGAGGAGTTTGAGGAACTTGCGAAAAAACGCGGTTATTCCAAAAACAAATCCGACGACAACGCGGACGACGAAAAGAAAAAGGCGGAAGAAGAAGCGAAACGCCGCATGGACGCAATCAACGCGATTCCGAAACCAAAAGAATTGGACGCGGACACATGGGGCGCAATGCCACCAATGAATAAGATTATTTATTCGCGGTTGCCGTTTATTACCGTGCGTGGTAAAGACGGCGACGTCAAAATCAAGACACCGGAACAACTACCGGACGATTTTGAGTTCGCAAGCGACAAAGCCCGCGCGCAATATACCAATGATATTCAAGCGCAGGAAAACATGGCACAACAAATGGCAAATGCGATTCAAGGGCAAGCCCGACAGCAACAAGTGTCGGCACAACAACGTGAACAAGCACGTGCCATTATTCGCGAAGTCACCGATTTACAAAAGACCGGTGATTTGCCAACGCCAAAATCACAACCAAATACGCCGGAGTTCAATACCGACCCCGCCGTTGCCGTAATCAACAAAGTGTTGGGTTATCAAGCGCAACGCGCGGCACAGGGCGTCAAACTGTCCGTCCATGACGCATTGGTATTATACCGTGCGGAACACCCGGACGATTTCAAGAAACCGGAAACGAATACCAAAGCCAAAGGCGACGAAGAACGAAAAAACATTGCCAAAAAGGTTGCGGGCAATAACAAATCAACCAATAAAACCGCCGCGGAAGAATCCGGCGACAATAAACGCAAATACTACCGTCCGGGCATGTCAACGCAAGACGTGCTTGACCGTGTATTACAAGATTTAGATTAAGAAAGGAAAAACCATGAGTAATAACAGCCAAAAAACGACAAAGGCGGAAACCACGGTTGAAAAATCCACGGAAACCGCACAAAACGCGCCAGAACGCGTTGAAAAACCAAAAGCGGTATCAAAACCAAAGTCCGCACCAAAAACCGCGCAGAACGCGGCTGACGACGCAATTTTGCGTGAACAATTATTGTCCGGTTCGTCCCCAGAATTAAACAACTCAAACGGCGGCGCGGGCGGTCGTATGACGATTGACGAGATATTACACACATATTTCGCACCAACCGACCTTGTCCGAATCAAAAACCCGTTTGATTTCAATACCGGTTGGGTATATTCCGACCCGAAAGATATTCGCGTTGAACAGCCAAGCGCAGAAACGCGACGCGTTTATGGTGTCGGTCGTGAGTTCCAAAAAACCCGTATATTACATGCCGGCGAATCCGTTGTGTTGCAGGGTTGGGAAGCATATATCGGTTTGACACGCTTTTTCAAACAATGGGCGCAAATTACCCGCGACCCGCAAGCCATGAATAATATGGTGTATTTCCGTGAGTTCATGACCAAAGTTTATGACGGCATTTATGACCCGAACGCAAGCAATAAGGTCGTTGAAACAGACGAGGACGCACGTGCCGCGTTGGAAAACGATTTGGGGTTGACCGACGGTGGAAACGCCTAATCTAAACGAATTGACCAAAGGGCGAAAGGAGTTGTCCACGTTGCGGCAACTCCTGCGCGCCACACAAAAACAAATTGACGATTCCGTTGAGCAAGGGAACAATGCGTTGTTGGATTTACAACAAGAATATGACGAATTGGCGGAACGGAAACGCGAATTGTTGCGCGAAATTGAACAACTTACGAATAAACGCGACGAAATAAAATCTAAAATGAGCGCGGCGGAAAACATATACGGTCAGTATTTGGAAGCCATACGCGCAGGGAAAGGTAAGCAATAACATGCGAAACGATTACGAATTATTTTCGTATTTATGGTCGGCAAAATTCGCCAACGGACACGTTGTGCGTCAACGACCCGACGACACGTATTCAAAACATGACCCGAAACGCGACCACAACCCGTCGTCATTTCGGGATTTTTTGGATTACGTGGAATCACACCCGGACGTTCCGGTGTTGGAGTTCAAATTGTCAAATAAGGACAAGGCATATACGGTGTCGTTTGAAAACCCGAAACGACCGGTCATGTATTATGACGAAAACAACAAATATGGAATCCCGACCAAACATTACGAGTGGTTCAAGTGTAAACGTGATTTGACCAACGTGCGTCCGATATATTATCGCAACATGGAAATGGACGTAATGACGGGCAAAAAACGTGTCGTGTGCTTTGTAATTGGTTTCCAGGGGAACGAAACCAACGGAAACAATTATCAAAAGACTATGAACGTGGTATAATAACAATAAGCGCAATTAACAAACCAAGAAAGGAGTATCAAATATGCGTGAAAATATCAAAAAGATTATCGCGGCGATTGTGATTCTCGTTTTGGGCGTTCTCGGCGGCGCGGTTGGGAAAACCGTATTGACCGTTGAAACCAACGACGAGGGCGAAACAGTTGTCAAGATTGAATCGGAAAACCAAATTGAATTGTCCACGGAATCCGTGCCAACGGAAATTGAAACCGCGGACGGCGTCATTGAAACCATTGACGCGCCAACGGTTGAATCCGTTGACACCAGCAATATCACCAAAGAGTGTCCAGAGGGCGAGGAGTGCGGACAAGGTCGTTATATTTACGCACCAACCGAAACTCCACAAGCGTTCAAGGACTACACATTGGGCGGTTGTTGGGACACCGACGGTTATTACAACGAACAGTGTTGGGACCTCGGGGATTTGTATTGGCAAAATTACGCCGGGCGCAATCTGTCCACGTGTGGAACGGGTGCGGCAAAAGGTATTTGGAACTGCAAAGAACAAAATGCCGGCGACGATTTTGTGTTGATTACCGACCCCGCACAATTACAACCGGGCGATTGGGTGATTTTCAATAACGGAACATACGGACACGTTGGCATGGCAATCGGCTATTACAACAACGGTTATATCGCATTACTTGGTCAAAACCAAGGCGGCGGTCTTTGCCCCGGTAGCACAATGGGCGCAAGGACAAACATTATCAACATTTCGTTGAAATCGTTTGCGGGCGCGTTCCGTCCAAAGTCATACATTAAACCCGAACCACAACCAGAACCAACCCCGGTTGTTGAATCTTGCGACCGTATTGAGGTCAAAAAGGGCGACACATTGGGCGCAATCATGAAACGTTGCGAGGGTGAAATCAAGTGGGGCGCGGCAATGAACGAATATGCGAAAACATGGAAATCCACCAAATATATGCTTTACCCGACCGTTTACGACGGGTGGGCGTCAACGGGTGGCTATGGTTTATTCGCGGGCGACGTGATTGAACGTCAAAAATAATTCCACCTAGACATGAAACACTCCGGCAATACGTCGGGGTGTTTTTGTGCTATAATATGGGTATGATTTATGTTATTGAATAATAAAGAAAGGACGTCAATACAATGGCACAGCGTGGCGGATTCGGCAATGTTTGGTTCGGCGGCGTGTCGTATGCCGGCGCAATTCCGTCCGGTTCTGTCGTCCAAACTTCTGTAAACGGCGTCGTCCGAATACAAAAAACACAAACAACACAAATTACCGGTCAAACACGGATTCAACATACAAACACGGAAACGATACAAGGCGCGGTTCGCATTGAAAATACAAACACAGCCACCATTGGCGGTCAAGTAAACATTACAACCGATTTACGAACGTCGTTGGACGGCGTGGTTCGTATTGCCAAAACGAGCCAAACCACGATTACCGGCGCGGCACGTATTCAACATACAAAAACCAAAACGATTGCCGGTGTGGTTCGCGTTCAACGCACAGACACAAAAACAATCAACGGTTGCGTGCGAATCCGAAAAACGAATACGACAACGATTCAAGGTCAAGTAAAGGTTTCAAAGAAAAACCAAACGACAATCACCGGTCGCGTCAAAATATATCGTGTCGGTCATTGCGATTTATTGGGTATTGTTCGCGTGGTGGACACCATGCCGGAAAAAGAACCGCAAAAATGGGGGAAATCCGACGCCGACAAAACCGCGCAACAATGGAACGGCGAATCAAAACAACCGGAATCATGGAATTATGACAACCCCGAAAAACAACCGGAAACATGGGGCGAAACAGCCAAAGAAAAACAGCAATGGGACAACGTCGCAAAATCCGCACCGTCCGATTGGTCGGAAAACGCGAAAACGAAACAATCATGGACGGAATCAGAAAAATCCGCGCCAAGCGATTGGGACGAAACCACAAAGGCAACGCCGGACACGTGGTCGGAATCGTCCATATTAAAAGAAAACCCCGAAAAGTGGAATAAGGACAATCCATATTCCACGAAAACGCCCGAAACGTGGAATAAGGACGAAAAACAACCGGAAACGTGGCATTACAAGCAATACTTGGTTGGTGGGGGTGGCGAGTAATTCAAAATATGCTATAATAACAATAAGGAGAATACAAAATGCTAACATTTACGCAACGAAAACAAATGGCAGCCAAAAAATGCGGAATCCATTACGAAGAAAAGGAAATGGATTACATTGTGGCGAATATCAACAACGCCGACAAGTTATTCCAAAATGCGTCGCGTCGTCCGTGGACGCGTAAGGAAAAAAGCGCGGATTTGACGTCGGGCAAACAATACTATCAAATCGCGAGTGATATGTATAGGGTTGCCGAGGTTCGTTGCCGCCAATCCAACGGTTCAAACGTAATCATGCCGTTGACCGAGGTTCGTTCGGAACATGAGTGGAACAAAATGAACTCATACCCACACAGCGGTATGTTCCCAACGCATTTCTTTATTCGTGGCAATGACGAAATCGGGATTTACCCAACACCGGCGGAAAATATCACCGACGGTTTGATTGTGGCGTATGAACCACGCATACGCGACATGGGCGTTGAAGATATATCGTTCACCGCTAACGTATCACAAGACAGCGTCACTATTGAATCCACATTACGCGACGACAACAACCAACTCGTTGACGTATTCGCACCATATATGGAAGAAAATTGGTATGCGTTCCGCACCGACGGCAAGGACGGGAATTATTACAAAATCCAAAAAGTGATTGACGGTCAACACGCCAAATTAGAAAACAATTATTTGGGCAACGACGCAACCAACGCGCCGTTCAAAATTGGTCAAGTTCCACCATACCCCGAGGAGTTCCACGAGGCGGCGGTCAATTACGCATGTTTCAATTTCTACGCAATGCGCAAAGACACCGATTCCGCGGCAATGTATCGCACGTTGTTTGAACAGGCAATGGAACAATACAAAACCCGTTATGGCAACAAAACCGTTTCGGGGGTGATTACACCGGGCGCAAAACGCATGCCGACGATTGGCGACGTTTTTGCCAATTCAACCTTAACCGAGGGGGTGTAATATGGCAGTTGGCGATACGGGTTCACGATTGGTGGGAAACACCGAGTTTTATGGCGGATTATCAACCGACCGCAAAATTGGTATTGAAAACAGTTATTACGACGGCGTGTCGTTGGACGTGCGCAAATCACCGTCCCAAATGACGGTTTTGCCGCAATCACGGGAAATTGACGACAACAATGTCATTACCGGTTTGATTACCGCAATGGCACAGACCAAAGACGGCACGATATGGGCATTGGACGAAAAAGGCAAATTGTATTCAATAAACGCGTCAAACGTTGTGTCTGCGGTCAACAACACCGCATTGTCGTCCGGTCATGGATTGGTATATTTTGCGAAACATGACGCGTTATGGTTTACGGACGCACGCCACACGTTGTTTTCGTATGGTCTGATTGTAAACCCACGCAACAGCGCACGCGCAACGAATACGTTTGAATACATACAAGACAACAGCGAATATATTGACAATTCAATCACGGTCAATTATGCCGGCAACTTTGTTTCCAACCCAGACGTGCCACGAAACGCGACGGACGACATTACACCGACATTTTATGATTATAATTGCCCGACAACCATTTCCGAAACAAACGCGGACAAAGCATTATTCTTGCCGGGCATTTCACCGGTTGCGCAAGTTGGGGTTTACATTAAAACCAAAGGTTCGGGTAATATCAAGGTTGTGATTCATGACCAATACAACAACGTGGTCGCCGAATCCAATACAAAGGCGGCGTCAGCGATTACCGCGGGGACGTATAATTATTTTGAGGTATTACCGAACCCGAACGTCGCAATGTCGGCTGACAACCAAACGACGGTTGTGCCGTGGGCAGGCGATTTGATTGAAGCCGGCGGTGAATACCACATACACGTGGTTGCGTCGCAATCCGGTTGGGAATTACAAACCGTTACTGATTCGTCATTATATTATGGCATGCGCTTGAAAGCATACGGACACACATTATGTAATACATACAATGGAAAACACCCGATTGCCGCGTATAAATCGGTGTATATTGGCAATGGTCAATACGTCGCCGAATTACAAGGGCAAGCATTACACAATTATATTGACGATACAATGTATCTGCCACACCGTTTGCGTTTGGACGACGGATTTGAGGTATGTTCAATCGCTACATCAGACGAATATATCGTGATTGGCGCGGAAAAATACAGCCAAGATTCCACACGCGGATTCCAAGCCGGCAAATTGTATTTCTGGGACGGCGAATCGGACGGTCCTAATTTCAGCATTGAGTGTAATATGGGGTCGCCACGTTGTATTTACAACTACGCCAACATTACATACGTGATTATAAACGGCGCATTGTATGCTTACACCGGCGGTAAAGAGTTGATTAAGGTTCGCACCATGAAAGGAACGGACAGCGAGTTTTCCGGCATTAACACCGTTTCCGACGTATTCCCAAATATGATTACAACCCGTCGCGAAATAATGTTGGTCGGTTTCCCGTCCACAACTACGTCCAAAAAGACGCGTTTTGGCATTTACGGTTGGGGTAGTATTGACAAGAATTACCCGAATTGCTTTACACATAATTACACCATACCGGGTGCAGACCCACAATACAACACCGACGAACAAACGTTGCGTTTGGGGTGCGTGTATAATTTTGGCGACACTCTATTTTACGGGTATGAAATAACCACGTATGACGAAAACAACAACCCGATTGTTGACCCAGCGTTGGCAACCGTTGACAATTTGTCCGGCACGGCGGAAACATTTTATTGGACGTCATTATGCTATGACGCCGGTTCGCCGATATTGGAAAAGGAAAGTTTGCGCATTGGCATATACTTTGACGCATTACCGGAAAATACGACAATCACGCCGATATTCCGTATTGACGAGGGCGACGTCCAACCGGTGTCGTCTGGTGAATACGAAACCGTTGTAATCAACGGCGAAACATGGTGTAAAGGTCCACACACGGCAGTTGCGGGCGACCGTTCTGTCCGTTGCGAAGTCAACCAACGCATACATGAGTTCCAATACGGGTTCATTGGCACGACCGAAAATGGCATGGAAACGCCGGTCATTAAACAAGTTTCGGCAGAAATAAGGGTATTGAACGAGGAAAGGAAAATATAATGTCCAGCGATTACAATTCCGCCAATTACGGCTACAACGACAAAGTGGCGGACGTAATCCGCCCATTGGGTCAAGGCACCGTCCGCAAACCATTAAACGGTTTTCGGTCGGTTTCTGACGTTCCAATTTCTGCAAACGCCGAAACATACGGCTTTGACACCGGGAAAATCCGAACCGGTAATTTACGGGGAAATCAACAAGTCCGTGGGCAAATACAAGTCGTGGATTCCAACGGACGAAAGGTCATGGTAATGGGCTATGGTAAAGGCAAGTTTTAGGAGTGATTATGTCAAAAACGGCAAGCGGACTACCATACAACGATTACAAACCCGTTGAGCGTGGCGATTACGGCGTGCGTGTCGCACGTAATGGTTTTGACGCCGAAACGTCCGGTGATTCAAACTTGTTGTTCAATTCCGGTTGGCGTATAATCCAAATCGTCAAAGTTATTTCCGAGGACAACAAAGTGGTCGCGGTTGACGAAACGCAAAACATACCGGCGGGGTGGGTTTACGTTGACGAACAAAATGAGGGATTGGGTGATTGGAATTGTGCCGTGGACGAAAAATGGCTATATTTACCGGGCATTACATACACATACATGGACACAACCGATTACGAATACCATTTGTTGCGTAAACAATACAAGATATATCATGGTTTGGGGTATGTCCCGTTGTTTTTCAAATCAAAATATGTTTCCGACCGTCCGGGGTATTATTTGTTGACCAATGTGGACATACGCGAAGACGCGGATTACCCATACACGTCAAAAGCGTCGTATTACGACGGGAATACCAAAAATTATGGTATCAAATCCATTTCGCGCACACGGAAACGCATGCCGGAAGCCGGCGAAACACGCGGTTGCGGATTAAACACGTCAATTCAATCAAAATTGGTCATGGCGGTCAAAACCGAAAAATCCATGACGTCGGATTTGTTGAACGAACAACCGGGGACGAATCCGACATGCGCATGGGCAGTTCCACGCGACAACAACTCGCAAACAGTCACCAATATCACGGATTATGAACCGTTTGGATTTTATGCCGGTTCTGGTAGCGGTTCGGGAAAGTTCATGGAATACCCAACGGGTCAGGTCGGTGGCACGGTCGCCGGTCGGTATCAGTTCATTGACCAAGCGGGTGCGGCGTTTGAGCGGGCGAAAATGTCAATGGTTATATTACGAACACCAATGGTCGCGCCGGATTTAGAGGAGTTTACAATATCATGAGCGATTACGGATTCAAAACACATGACGCGACAAATAAGGTCGCAATCAACGCCAAAAATCCGATTTTCGGGTTTGATATGGCACACAAACCACGTGCGTTCAAAACATTTCGTATTACCGACGCCAAAACGTCGCCATTTCACACGGCGAGCATTTCCGACCCGAACCCAACACCGTCAAATTCGTGGGGTTATGCCGAAAACTCCGATTGGGGTTATGTAAAGGAATTGGTCAAAAAGGTCAAACATGGTTATAATTTCCGCCCGGTCGGTTATGCCACAATCACCGGTTCATTAAATACCGAGGTTCGTGTCCAAATCACGCAAAAACAACGCGCCGGTTCGTATGGCGGCGATTATACGTTGCCGTTGATTAAGTCACAATACAGCGGTCAAGAATTGACGCCGAACATGACCGGTCATATATGGTTTCCATATACGTCATACCCGTCGTATGCGCCGCCGGTGGCAATGTTGACCGCAACGGATTTCGCGAACACCACATGGGCGTATGAATACCCAAAATCCGTCATGACAATGCCGTATGGTCCTTTGTATGACCAGGATTACATAAACCAATTTTACATACCCGACCCAATTTCCGTTGAAATTGACGACGAATACATTTATTTCTACCGCACATATTTATGGTCGGACACAATCCGTCGTGCCAAGTTCACATACGGCGGTAGCACGTCGGACGACATACAGGAGCGCGTCAAGGTATCAACGCAATATACCGGTTCGGTGTATAATATAACTGTATATTTATGTCCGTTTCCAATAGAGGAGTTATTGTAAAATGACAAGTTCACAAGCAATATGGAACGAATACAAGCAATTATCGTCGGTTCACTATTCGGCGGACGATTTTTATGACCAATCGTTCGTGAATCGTATTGCGGACGCACAACGCAAAATTGACAGCGCAATCCAAGAACGTTCCGACGCTGATTCCAAACGCCAACAATCACAAGATTCGTATGACACGTTTTTTGGCAATATGCGGGATTATTCGTCATTGAACGACGAGGGCGAGAACAAATACGGGGTGACTACCGCCATTGAAAACTACGAAAAGGCAAAATATGCCGTTTCCGCAACCGAACAAATGCTTGACGCATTGCCGTCCACGTTGGCGCGTAATTCCGGCGTGGTCATGTCGCAACAACGGCGAGAATTGGCATACAATGCCGCCGCAAACCAATGGGGCAAAACAATGGACACGCGACGTGAACAAGTTGACGTAAACAAAGAGGTATGGGACAGGGCGCGCGAAAATGCCAACGCGTATGCCGAAAAATTATACGGCGAACAAAAATCAACATTGGAATCATTGTCATTACAATGGGCAACCAATACCGGGTTATTCCAACAAGCGACCGAAAATGTGTTGAGTGCGGAATCATTAAAATGGGACGTCCAACAAGATTATCGGAATTGGCAATGGAATCAAGCGAATATCAAAAATGCGTATGCGCGGGCGCAAGCCGAGGACGCGTTCAACCGGTATATGGTTCAATTATCATACGAAAACACCGCACGCATGGAACAATACCAACGTCGCATGGCGGAATTGGAATTACAAAGCCGACAAAGCAAAGAACGTTTGGCACAATCATTGGTCAATTCGTATTATCGTCAGCAAGAGGCAAAAAAGACCGCCGAAATCGTCAATGCCGGTGGTATATTGGGTCGGTTGGCATATTTATCGTCGCATTGACAAATTATTTTGCTTTTGTTTCCGTTTGTGCTATAATAAAATAAAGTAGCCGCATAGGCGCACGAGCCGTGGCACGAAAGGACAAAATAACAATATGGCAGGCTCTGGACAAACAACACACACTTTCACCGGCGACGAAGCCAATTATTCGCATGATTTCCAAAATCAGATTTCTGATTATACGAACAAAGCGAACGAACAATACAACCAATATGGTTCTGACCGTTCCGCTGCTCAAAATTATGAAAACGCATACAATGAGGCGTTCAACAACCGTCAAACGTATGGCGATTATATGAACCAAGCCGAGGGCAAATACGGCGTGGAAGACGCAAAAAACACGTATCAAAACTCATTACGTGCGGTTGCGGCAACCAACCAAGCCATGTCCGCTTTACCGTCAACCACCAACGCCAATTCCGGTGTCGTATTGAATCAAGCACAACGCAATGCGGCTTTGTCCAACCAAATGAACAAATACCAAAACACGCTTGCGTCATGGCAACAACAAAATGCCGTTGACCAATCCGCATTAAACGTGGCATTACAACAAGCCGCGCAACTTGCCGCCGGAAATTACCAATCGCAACAAGACGCATTGACCGCGCAAATGAACCAATATCAAAACGCATACAATATCGCGAACCAAACGTATCAAAACGCATTACAACAAGAAAATCTGTTGCGCGACGTTTACGCGAAAATGTATGAGGACGAATACCAACACATGCAGAGCGATTATCAGTATTGGTATGGAAATCTACAAGACAAATGGAAACAACAAGAATTGGAAGCACAACGTTATGCCGCCGACGCGTCATTGCGTGTCCAGCAATATCTCAACAACCTCGCAAAGCAAAACGAAAAGACATACAAAAATTGGGATTTCGGCAACGGCTATTCATTGCAGGAAAACGCCAACGGCGAAGCCACGTATTTGTATAAGGGCAATCCTATTTCCGCCGGTCAATTCTTGGAAAATACCGGTGCGAACGGCGCGAATTGGAACCTATGGAACGACGTTTGGAATCAAGGAGTAAGCACCCGTGGTGTTGGGTCGGACACCGTGTCGGCTTTCAACCGAGTGACTCCGGCAAGCGAACGATACAATTATCTATTTGGAGTATAAACCATGAACGACACACCGTTATTCACCGAAAAATCATACGAAGAAGCCATGCGACCATTGGCAAATTATTCCGGCGACGACAATTACGTCAAGGGTTCAATTTACGCATTACAAAATGGCGGCGACCCGTTCAAATACGCGTCAAATTACAACGCATACAAACAAGCATTGGAAGACGCAAAGGCAAACGACAACGACAATTTTTGGTCGGGGTTGGGTGATTTCTTTGTAGGGAAATCCGCCGAACGCCAAAAGGCAGACCTTGCCGACGAATACTTGAAAGCATACTCGTCAAACCCATTTGCATTTGAATCCGGTTCGTATAATGACGCCGCCGGCAAATTGAAAACCGATTATGACGTTGACCGTGGAACATTTATCAACGGCGGTTTACTCGGTGCGCTTATCAACCCAATTACGCAAACCGTGAAAGCCGGTGTTGATTTGGGTGCTGGTATTGGCGGGAATTGGGACGCGTGGAATAAACGCGACCATTTGTCCGATTTGGGCGCATTGGCAAATACCGCATTGACATTTACCGGTGCTGGAAACCTTGCCCGTGGCGCGTCATTGGGCGCAAAAATCGGCGCAGGCGCGTTGATTGGCGGTTTACAAAATGGCGCATACAATTTGTATCAAAACGGCGAAAACACCAACGCCGGTGATTTATTGGGCGACATGGCTTTTGGCGCAGCCATTGGCGGTGCTGTCCCGGTTGCCGGCAACACATTAGGGAATATCACGACCAAAGGCGCACAACGCATTGTGGATTCCGGTTTGGCAAACGCAGGGTTGAACTTATCTGACGACGCATACATGGCGGCAATAAACAGCGCAAAATCCGGTATTAAGGGCGGGTTGACGAGTTTTGGCGCGGGTATTATGCCGACAACCAAATTAGGGAAAGCCGCCGCATTGGGTGGTGGCGCGGCATTGGGCGGTTTGACGTTAAGCAATCTGCTCGGTGGCGGTCAGCAAAGCGATTATAACAATTATTATGGAGGCTATTAAACATGGGTATATTGTCCACATTATTTGGTAATTATGCCGACGACGTAATCCGCAAAACCGCGTCAACATACGGCGACGACGTATTAAAACAAGCGGCAAAACAAGGCGTGAAACAAGCGGCGTCCAATTATTCCGACGATTTGGCAAAACAAACCGCAAAACAAGCGGCAAAGGCGACAACCAAAGCCGGAAAATCCACCGCCGCACAACAAATTGTCAAAAACGAATTTGACGATTATTTGACGTCAATGGGCGCAACGTCCAAATTACGACAGCAAATGGCAAACAGTTCATACAACGGTGTATTGGGGAAAACCCCTATGGCGGCACGTTTCCAAAACCTCGGAACTGACCTCGCAAACGTTGCAGACAAATCCGCCGCCGGTTTGAACGCATACGGTGGCGTAATGAGCAATTTGTATGATTACATGGACAACGCCGCCGTCGGTGTTGACCTTTCCGCATTAAAGAAAACCGGTGGTAATTTGTTCACCAAAGCGCAAAAAACACGTTTAGCACAAGCGGGTTTGGACGTTGACGACATTTTGAAAGGTTCCGTTTCCGCAAATCAAGCGAACGAATTATACCGCACGGCACGTGATATGGGATTGAAATTGTCCGGTTCAACCGACGCAACGCAAACCATATTGGGCGACCGTTTGAGCAAATTCGCAAATCAAATCCGCGACAAATTGGACGATACGGCGTCCACGGTGTCAAAATCATTTGGGTTGAAAAACCAACTCATTGACGCAGCCAAATCCATTGACGATATTGAGGTTGCCCGCGCATTGTCCGGCATGTCCGACGACGCAATCACGGCGTCAACCGTTCGTTCCGAAATGGCACCTTATATGCAAATGAAAGATTTTATTGGTTTGAAAGCACCGGCAGAAAAAACGTTGAACGTTCTTGGTGTTGATACCGGTATTGCCAACCCATTGCCAAAGGCGTCAAAAGCCGTCCAAAAGGGCGTTTTGAAAGCCAAAGACGCATTATCGTCCGACAAAGGAAAATTGGCGTTGATTGCCGGTGGCGCGGGTGGCGTCGGATTGCTTGGTGGTTTACTTGCCGGCGGAAATGGCGGTGGCGGTCAAAATTATGACAACACGTCCATGCTGAACGCGCTTACGGGCGGTTCTGACGTGATTTACGGCGGAAATGGTATGAACACCCAAATTGGAACGCAAAACGCGACCACGGGCGGTCTAGGCGGCAATGCCGGTATTTCTGGCGACGCATATACCATTGGCGGTTATTCATACGACGATTTGGAAAACGCATACATGTCCGCATTATTGGCGGGTGATTCCGGCGCAGCGAGCGTGATTCAAGATATGATTTCCATGTTGGACGCAAAGGTTGAACGCCAACAAGCGGCGGCGAAAAATAACAATTCCGGCACGGCGCAAAAACAACAAGCCGCAATGGACATTTTGAACACGCTAATGGGCAATTTCCAAGCACAAGGATTTATTGGCGGGAATATCACAAACATTTTGAATAATTTGACCGGCGGGAATTATAATTACCAAGCCGCAAACTATAATGAACAGGCAAAGGGTTCGTTGTCAATGATTATCAAGGCGTTGGGCGAATCCGGTGCGCTTGCCGAGGGCGACGTTGACCGCGCAATGGGTCTGATTCCACAAATTACCGATTCACAAGAGAAAGCGGCTGACAAATACCAAAAACTCATGGCAATGCTACAATCAGCGGGGCAAGGGAGTTAGAAATGGCAGGTATATTGGCACAATTATTGGAACAATCTGAACCGGCGGTGGCTGAAACCGAACCGAACGAAACCGTTGAGGCGGTTGAATCAGCCATTGCCGAAAATCCCGAAAGCGAGCGAATTATACGCGCGGTCGTTGACGCTATCGCCGACGAAATGGGCAAGAAATAACGGGGGTAGATTTCGGGAAATCTCGGAATCTGCCCAAATAGTCTTGACTTTTGCTTATGGGTGTGGTAAGTTAGAATTACCATAAACATTAACGCAAGAAAGGAAAAATAATTATGGCAAACAATACCAAATCTAATGTCAAAACGAACGCAAAAATGGACGAATTGCGTGCGATTGAAAAATCGCCGGAATTGACCGAATACATTATACGCACCAAAATCAAAGACGTGCGCAAAACCGCGCTTATCGCCGGAATCATTGCCGCCGGTATCGCATTTGCGTGTGGTCTTATGCTTGGATTAAACATTGTCAAATTGTCCGTTCCACAAAACGTTGTTGAGGTTCGTGTAGATTCCGCACAGAATACCCCAACCACCGATTCCGAGGGAAAATAGACGGGTCGGCGACCGAAGAACAGCCCGCGGTATCAAATACCACGGCGACCGACCCACAAGAACAACTGACCGGGTGTGATTTAGTGCGCGCCCGTGTCAGCCAATGGGACGATTGGGACGTAAACACAATGGTTGCCATTTCCCAAGCCGAATCGCATTGTAATATGGACGCGGTCGGCGACGGTTCATTGACATACCAACAAAATGGGCGCACGTATGGGTATTCCATTGGCGCATTACAAGTCCGAATCCTGCCTGGGCGCGAACATTGCGAAAATATGGAAAATTATTGGCAATGCGCACACGCGATATACCAATCGCAAGGGTATCGCGCATGGTCGGTTTACACGTCGGGAAAATACAAACAATATCTATAATCACGACCGGGCGCAATGCCCGGTTTTTCTTGTTATATTCGGTTTTTGTGCTATAATAAAACCATAATACTTTTTCGCGAAAGGAAACAATATGGCAGCCACAACAACTTGGTATGAACAAAACGGGACGGCTACCGGAAGTCCCGCACACGGAACGGAAAGCACCGTCACTAATTGTGATTGGAAATCAGCCGACAGCGCAACGACAACACGCGCCGCCGCACCGGTTGCCGCGGGCGAGAATTCTTATCACAAATACAATTATGTAAAGTTTGACGGCACGTTCAATGAAATATCAAATGTCAAATTCGCACATACTGCCGGAACTCTTGGCACGGGCATTTCATTAAAGGGCAAAATATCGTCCACATACGCGACGCCGTCAAAATCTGCATTGGGTAGTTCCACAGATATTACTTCAACAACCGCAATTTCAAGCGGTATGTCGGTTGATTTGTCAACGAGTGGTCCTAACGGCACGTCCCACGCGTCGTCCCAAACGACAACATGTTATACACAATATATTATAACGCAAGTTCAAACGACGAGTTCCGCGGCGGCGGGCGATTCTGGCACGGCAACATTGACGGTTCAATATAATGAAAATTAAGGGGGTATGGCATGGCAGGAGGATTTGACGTTGAACACATACCGGTCAACAAACGTAATCTGTCGGCGACATTGTTGTCGTCGTCAATATCGTCAAGCACGGAAACGATTACCGTTGATTCCGCGTCCGTATTACCAAGCGCAAAATTCTATGCGACAATTACGCCGGCAAATGGGCTATCAAACAATACCAATTCAGAAATAATTTTGGTTCGTTCGGTTTCGGGCAATACATTGACAGTGACCCGTGGTCAACGCGGAACGACAGCGCGCGCATTTGACGCCGGTGCGGTGTTGTTCAACAGCACGTGTTTTCAAGACACGCCGTATGACGCGTCCGAGATATTAACCACGCAAAATGAAACATATACCGACGTGCAGGGGTTGATTGCCGCAATAAACGACGGACGACCAATCATTATGAATACGTATTACGGAACGGACGACATGGGCGGGCAAACAATAGTTACGTCGGCGCAACTTGTTGACATGATGGGGATTTCGCAAACAATCACAATTCAATATCTGACCGATAATCGTATCGTGAGAGTCACTATTGACCCCGACACCGGCGCAATCACCCGTTCCGGTTCAACAATCTGCACGACGATTATGTCGCCGGGGACAACGGTGCTGCAAGATATTGGGACGATTGCGTCAAACACGTCAACGCGAATCAACAGCGCCGGGTTTTTGACTGGCAAGGCATATTCGTCCGCCGGTTATGCGGCAATGGCGTGGTTGGATTCGTCGCGCACAATCCCGCTTGCCGGAATACCATACAACCAATCAAACGCCAATATACAGGTCGCATTTTGCGTGCCGGTTCGGGCATTTCAACAAATATATTGGTCGGCGTCCGGTTCTGGCAAATCCCAACTTGAAACCGTCAAAGTCGTCAACGCAATGATTTCATAAAATGTGTTGACATGCGTTCCGCTTGTGCTATAATAACATTAAGGCTACGCCCCCAGCGGGTGGGCTTTTTAGTATCTAATAATAAAACGAAAGGAAAAAGATATGGCACAATTTAGTGAAAGAGTGACTGCGATTACCTACAATGAAATTCTCCCAACCATTGTGGATTTCGTCAACAACTCCAATATCTTCACTGCTCGCGTAATGAGCAACGTGAAAAATTGGCGCGGTGTCAATATCAAGCAACCAATTCGTATCGCCAATTCAACCACCGGCGGTTCGTTTGACGGTCTTGATACATTTGATACAAGCACCACCAATAATACCCGTTCCCTCACTTGGTATGTCAAGGCATACGAACAAAGTGTGGTCGTTCCGGGCATTGAAAAAGCCGTCAACGGCAATTCCGAAAAGCAAGTAATCTCGTTAGTGACCGACCGTCTTGACGAGGCTAAGATTTCCCTTACCCAAGCAATCGGCGATTTGCTTTATGGCAATGGTGTCGGCAAGGACATTGAGGGTCTTGGTCTTATCGTTGACGACGGCACGACCTCTGCCACTTATGGCGGATTAACCCGTGCGGACGTTCCTGGCACGAAAGCCGACGTTACTGCCGCCGGTTCTGGTTATATCTCACTTGCCCTTATCGCAAGCGAAATGACCGCCGTTTCTGCCGCTGGTAGCGCACAAGAGGCACCAACGATTGCCCTTACAACCCCGGCAATCTTTGACCTTTATGAATCATTATTGACCAGCACGGTTCAAGCCAAATATGACACCGTTGGTGTTAAGGGCTACAACCGCGTGTCCGGCAAAACCCCAATGGGCGTTTCCGTTCCTGAAAGTGAATTACATGGTCTTACCGGCTTTGTATCGCTTTCGTTCCGCGGTCGTCCGGTCGTTGCCGACGACAAATGCCCTGCCGGTCTGTTCTTCTGGTTGAACGAACGTTATATCGAGTTCTACCGCTTACTTTCAAGCGATTTGCGCTCGGTTGACAGCAACCCAAGCAAGACCGAGGGTGTTGATTCCGACATTAAACAACCAAGTTTCCTACAACTTAAAGAATTTATGTCGCCAATCAACCAATTCGGCGAAATCGGTGCGCTTATCGTTATGGGCAACCTCATTTGCCGCGCACCACGTCGTCAAGGCAAAATCACCGGCATTACCGGCGTTGCGTCTTAACGAACCGGTCGGGGTGTAAAATCCCCGACCAAACCCCATGATTATTTAACAATAAACGAAAGGAAAACATTATGTCCTACAATTATGACAAGGTGAATCTCGTGGAAGGCTCGCTCAACCAAATTGACGACGCCCCACGCTACCCACTTGGCACACGTGTCCATGACGCAAATGGTCGCGAATATGTGTATGTCAAGGCAACCGCAAGCCTTACCCCAGGAACAGCCGTTGCTGGTGTAAAGCGTAGCGCAACAACCGTTGTTTCAAGTTCGGCATTTGACGGTGGATTTAAGATTTCCGCCTCAACCCCAACGCTCACAACAACCGGTTTCAATGCCAACGAACTTAAAGGCACATTGGTAAAGATTACCCGTTCTGGCACCGCGATTGGTTTATTCCCAATCACCGAAGCGGAATATGACGGCACGAATTATGTTTGCCATTGTTCCGAGGTCAAATCGGGCGACACCGTGGCATTTGGCGACGGCGCACCTGTGGTGACTGCCGGTGGTTCTGCAAGCACAAAGGGCGGCGCAACCAACGTTGTTCCGATTTCCCCACTTACGTCCGGCAAATACGGTTTCGCAATCCCGGTCACTGTCGTTGAAGCCTAACGACAACAACAATTAACGCTAGAAAGGAAAATATATGTCTTACAACATTGAAAAAACCAATCTGGCAGAGGGGCTTTTGGAACAAATTGACAAATCGCCCCGTTTCCCCTTAGGGTTCAAAACTCGCGACGCAGAGGGTCGGGAATACGTTTACGTAAAGGCAATCAAAAACCTTACGGCAGGCGTTCCGGTTCTCGGCGTCGCGCGGACGGCATTGACCGTCGGCTCGGGGTCTGTTTCAGATAGGTGTTTCACAATCAGTTCAACAACCCCAGCCCTCGCGACCGACAATTTTGACGCAAACGAAATCAAAGGAACGTTGGTCAAAATTACGAGCGCGGGCGGAGAATTGCGCGGTATTTACCCAATTACCGACGCAACATACGACGGTTCAAAATACATGGCAACATGTCCAGAAGTCAAAACCGGTGATACGGTCGTTTTTGCTAATGGCGCACAAGTTGTCGCCGCGGGTGGCGTTTCGTCAACCGAGGGTGGCGCAACAAATGTCGTGCCAATCGCAGACGTTCCTGCCGGTTCGTTCACGTTTGTCGTGCCGGAAACGGTCGGCGACGGAACGGGCAGCGAATCCGGTGCGCACAATTCCACGTTCCGTGGTCGCGATTTGACCAATTTATACACGCTTGACGAACTTTCCGCAAAGGTTCAAGCCGGTGATTTTTCCGATATTTTCGTTGGCGATTATATCACCAAGAAAGTAAAGGTCGGCTCGGATTCCGAACGCGAAGAAGATTTTGTCATTGCCGGTATAGATTATTGGTATGGTGTCGGCGACCAAGGCAACGGTTTGACAACGCACCACTTGCTTATGATTCCAAAAAACGGATTTTACCCAACCATGCAGATGAACGGTAGCAATACCACAACCGGTGGTTATTATGGGTCTGCCGCACATGGTATCGCAAGCCCGGCATACACCGCAGGAACCGGTGGCGCATTGACAAGTGTTGTCGCGGATTACGAAACGTTCCACGGCACAACATTAGGTGCTACAAGCGGAACATACACGTTTGAACGCAATGCGTCTAGCAAATGGACGCTTGACGGAAACGTTGTTGGTTCAGACCTTACCGCGTATGGTATCACATATTCCGGCACGCCGGTTGAGGGCGACACAATCGTCTTGACATACGCGATTGGTAATCTTGAACCTTACCGCAAAGCGATTTATGACGCATTTGGCGAATCGCACATTTTGACCCACCGCACATACATGACCACGTCAACGTCCGCAGGACAATGGCACAATGCCCGCGTGGAACTCATGAACGAGTGTATGGTTTACGGCAGTAAAATAT